CTAGTCAACAATACCAAGTCGGATCTTAGACGCATGGTAGAAGACGCGCCGGTGTCATCACTGGTGAGGGTGAAATAGCACTAAACTTAGGTAAAGAAAAAGGGGCTGTAAAGCCCCTTTTTTCATAAGTCCAAGAAAACCGCCAGTAGGGCTGCAATGGCCCCGCATACTAGGACTGTGACCATACAGCCCCCTCTTCGATCATGGCGACGATGTAGTCGCTGAGTAGAGGTGAGATGTCAACCCCTCCGGCTTTGGCGCTGATAAGGACTGCTGACGCGGGCCAAGCCGGGTCAATGTCTGTCTCAGGCTCAGCGGGGCTGTACTCCAGCTCACAATCGAGCGTCAGCCCCTCCCCATGATAGTGGCTGTACTGTATCGTTCTCATGCGTCAACCTCCTCCAGCACTTCAGGGACTGTCGGATCCAGCTCGTGCGGCGTGCGGTTTAACGCGGGTTCGATCTTCAACGGCGCCAGGTGCAGGCGTGCATGGTTCAGCGCCACATAAGCCGTGACGTAGTCTGACGTGAGCATGGAAAACGAGTTGAATTGAGGGAATTCCCTCTTGCGACTGTCGTGCTTTTCTATGCCCTTGTCTTGCGCCAGTTTGCGCCCTCTCTTGCCCTTGCTCTTGTCAATCAGGGCCAAGAGATCGTGCGTGCTTTGCGCGTTCTCCGGCTTGACCGTGAGGGTAGCGCGTGCGTGTTGAATCGTAATCATTGTGTTAACTCCAGAGAATGTCAAAATAAGCCAGGGCAAGCATGGCTAGGGTTAACCCTATCGCTAGGGCAAGAATGAAGTCAAGGGCCGCACTGGCGCGGCGTTCGATTTTGTAGTGCTCACGCATAGTCAACCTCAAACGCGGCTACAGCTGCGTGTTTAGTCTTGCCGAACATTTGACCCGCATAAACGCCTTGTATGCGTCGGACTGCAAACCAGCCCTTGATACCGTTGAGGGTTACCTTCTGAAAAGTGTAGGTAGTCATTTTGCAGCCTCAAAAATGGCTTCCATGGCTTCAAACCAGTCGTCATAAATCCCGATACGCAGGCGTGTTACCGGGTGATAAGCCGCAAGCTGGCCCGAACGCATACGCTCAATCAAACTGTCAAAATCTAGCATGTTGTTTACTCTACTGTGGCCGGACCGATTGTCCGGATTAGGGGAACAGCCCCTAACCCTGAAAATCAAACCATGCCACAATCAGGGCAAGACTTATAGCCACTGTAATCTTGCGTGGGCCAATCGGCATAGGGGACCGCACAGCCGCATGAGCATATGGGATCTATCGGGTCTCCCTTTTTGTCAAATTTGATCGAAGTGTCTGGCGTGTCATAGTAGGTGCGCCACGCGCACGCACCACACCACATGCCATAGGCGCCGCGTGGGAAACCATAGAACAAGGGCCTGCCTTGTATGCCTATGGGCGCTACACAATGAAAACATGTGGCATTTACATGCTTGTCAAATTTTGGGAATGCTTTTTGTTCCATCATGCTGCCACCTTTAAACGAATGACCTTGTTCATGCGGGCGCCATGAGCCGGGTAGGCAATGACCGGTACATCCTTTGAGTAGCACGCGCGGCAACCGCTACACTTGCCCGCGTGCTCATAGGCGCGGCATAGCGTGACCATAGACGGGTCTACGTGCGAGTCGGGAACAATGACGCTACCGTGCAACCCAGGGGTGTAGACGCCCACGATGGAATCAGACGACGGTCGCACCATTACATTTGGCAAGGCTTGCATTGCTTGCAAGACAAGAGCAAATTTCGGGAATTTATGCATCCGCGTAGGCAACCAGTGTTTCACCCACGGCGTGCGCGTCATTACGTCAAGAATCTTTTCCGCAAGGGCAAGGCTGTAGACGTCGCCCGAATCGAACCACCTAAAGTGCTTGTCTCGCGCCAGCTCGTTCACCATATCGTCAACCCATGCAAAACGCTCCCAATCGGCGCGGTTAAATTCCCTAGGCGCCTTGACATTGGCAAACACGTAGTTGCCCGTCGTCGCGTAGCATCCCTTGCACGCGTCAACGAGCACGCCCGGGCTTTCAATCGAACCAGGGCATGTGTCTAGGGCTTGCAGGGACCACGAGCGGATGCCGTCAAGTTTTGAGGTAACAGAAATTTTTGGCATTGTGTGTACTTTATGAAATGCGGCATCTGGCCGCATGGGGTTGAGGGTTAGTCTATGTTTTTGGCGCGTTTGATTAGCTCTCGCGCTTCATCGGCAAGCCCGTCGGCAAAATTAGCCGGTGCGCGGTCAATGGCGCGCACCAATTTTTCAAGCATTGCTAACAAGTCAAATTCTGTCGGCTTATTTGTCACGGTGCACCCCTTAAATCATTGCGTCGCGCATGTCGCGCACGTCAGACGCGAGCAGCGCGAGCCAATCAGCGTCGCGCCCAGTGACAGCGCCGCCGTGCGCGGTGATCAATGGACCGGCAGCGTCGGCAGCGTCGTCGTAGTGCATGCCCGCAGCGACAAGCGCTTCGGTAACAGCTTCAGCGTCAGTCGCGCCGTGACCGGCACCGATGCACACGGCGCCGCTGTACAGCGCCGCTGTGCGCCCATGCGCGCCAAAGCCGGTGCAAGGGCTGTATTCGATTTTTGTGATTGTTTGCATTTTGTTTGTTTGTGGTTGATAGGGGAGTCATTAATGTAAAGCATTTTCTTGCACAATGCAATGCCCCTACAAAAAATAAGTTTAGGTCATTGCGCGGCCAAGTCTGGGTCACGTTTGCAAAGATATGTGACCCATGCGCGCCCATAGGGAGAACGAGGCTTTTGGGTCATATTGTCATTAGATTGATTGACTCTTAGAGATTAAAAATATACTGTATATAACTACAGTGCCTAAAGCTGCGACAGTGTGACGCCGACAGCCCGCAAAGGGGGTCAAGCGATTTTCCCGGCGTGACAATATGACCTAGATGACCCAAAGCCCATGACCATGACCCATGCACGCCCACGGCTGGGTCATCTGGGTCATTGTCGGCCATGACCCAAATGACCCATGACCCGACAGCCTGACAGCCGACAGCCCGACAGTTACGGAAGCCCCTGACCTTGCACCGCGTGACAATGTGACAATCTGACCTACGGCTGCCTGCCTGGCAGCTTGTCAGAAAAAGTCAGGGGGGGAGGGGGCCGACGGCCGACCGGTCACGCTAGCGGAGGGGCTGCAAACAATTTTTCTTTTTTTTATGCAAAAATGCGGCAATGTTCCAAACCCTGCCATACGAGCCGCGTCAGTTGCAAGCGACTGAAGACCGCTTAGCGCGCATATACAAAGCAGCGCGTCTAGGGCTCAAGGGCGACAACCTCGCACTGGCCGCAGGGATGCTGCCGACGGAGTACGCCAGGCTCAAGCAGTTCGACAGCAGTGCGGAGTACGCCGAGATGAAGGGGCGCGCAGAGGGCGAGATGCAGGCCAGTGAGCAGTTGCACACCGCAGCCGCGCAAGGCGACGCCAAGGCGGCGCTGGCGATCCTGCAGAACGTCCACGGCTGGGTGGCTAAGCAGGCCATCACAGTAGATGTGAACCAGTCGATCAGCATCACCGCCGCGCTGCAAGAAGCCGAACGGCGCACACTGACCGTGATCGAGAACCACCCAAGCCAAGTGCTACAACATGCAGACCACACGTTACAGCGCGCAGGATGAGCAAGAACTAATGGCGCGCCTATGGGCGCCAGCCATCAAGGACAACCCGCTGGCGTTCGTGATGTTTGCGTATCCTTGGGGCGTCAAGGGCACGCCACTGGAGCACTTCACTGGACCGCGCAAGTGGCAGCGCGAGGTGCTCACCTGCATTGCAGATCACATCAAGCAGAACGGCGGCAAGCTGGACTTCGAGGTGCTGCGGATGGCTGTGTCATCTGGACGCGGTATCGGCAAGTCGGCGCTGGTGTCATGGATCACAGACTGGATGCTGTCCACGCGCATTGGCTCGACAACCATCATTTCTGCTAATAGTGAGTCGCAACTGCGATCCATCACTTGGGCCGAGCTGACAAAGTGGCTGGCGATGTCAATCAACAGCCATTGGTTTGAGGTTAGTGCCACTAGGCTGATGCCAGCCAAGTGGCTAACGGAACTGGTCGAGCGTGACCTAAAGAAGGGCACCCGCTACTGGGGCGTGGAAGGCAGGCTCTGGTCAGCGGAGAACCCCGACGCCTATGCGGGCGTGCACAACTTCGATGGTGTGATGGTGATCTTTGATGAGGCCAGCGGTATCGACGACAGCATTTGGTCAGTGACGGCTGGCTTCTTTACCGAGAACACGCCTAACCGCCTGTGGCTGGCGTTTTCTAACCCACGCCGCAACA